CTTTTTGGTATTTTAAACCATAAAATTCTCTACAACTTAAACGATAATAAGAATGATTTAATATCATCATATCTCCAATATAAACAGCAACGTGTGATGGTTTTTTTAAAGCACCACTAAACAGTAATACATCACCTTTTTGTATATCATCATTGGTTTCTTGTTTTTTAAAGTTAGATTCTGTTAATACTTTTTCAAAATATGGATTATCAGCAAATTCTTTTAATGTTTTTGGTCTGGGCCAGTATTTTATATTAATATTTTTTGTTTCTTTAAACCAATCTGTTACTACAGACCAACAATCATATTTTCCCCATATAAACTTACGTCCAATCAAAGAAGGATTTTTCCAATCTTTTGGTTCTAATGTTATCCAATCATCAGTTTTTAGACTGTAAATATAATAAGGAAATCCAATATGCTCACAAGAAGCTTTGTCTGTTTCTGAAGCAATCGCTGGCCCTTGAGGGTGACTATGAATAACTCCTAATATTTCTCCTGTATCTTCACATTCAGCCCAATCCTCAGGGTCTAACATAAAAAATTCATGGGTTGTTTCTGCTAAATTTTTACAAGGCCAGAAAGTTTCTACGCCATTAATTATTGCTAATAAACCACAAGCTTCTTTTGGTGCTTGTTCTTTTGCATATTTGACAGCCTTAGTTTTCCAACTCATAACTAACCATTTATAAAGGTACCAACACCAATAAAATCTGCCCTAGTGACAAGTTTTTTAGGAGCGCCAATACCTGCTAAATCAAAAGTACTAATCAATTCAAACTGTACAATATCCCTATTTTCTGTCACTTTTCTTTCAATAAAAAATATTTCTCTAGGCATTTCAGCAGTAGGATCTACAGAACCCACTTTATATGGATTAATATTTGATGGAAAATTTTCTTCATCTAAAAATCTAGCTAATGTACGTCTGCGTGTAACTTTTGCAGCCGATAAATCAGAAAAAGGTGTTGTTTGATTTACTAATAAAAGTATGGAGGTTATTGTTCCAAGAAGATTTGAAAAAGTTAAAGTAGGTCTTGGAAGCTTACCTTCCCCAGAATATTTAAAACCTTTTGCTTCGCAAGGCATCCTAGTATATGTATTAGATTGCCACACAATATCTTGACTATCTTTCATGTTATTTCCAGCATGAAATAAATAAACAGTTGGATTAGATAAATTTGAATTTACATTAAAAGAAACATTACCACTTGTGGACTGTGAAGCTGTTGCTGTGACTGTAAATGTATCTGCATCTGGAACTGTCTGAATGGTATAAATTCCATCTGTGGCATTACCAGATGTAAAATCAAGAGTTAATATCAAACCAGTTGAGAACCCATGCGCAGTTAATGAAATAGTAATAATTGTCCCAGCACCACCACTGCCATTAGATTGACTATAAGTGGCTGTTTTCGCAACCTTTGTATAATGAACATCAGCTTTTAATTCAACAGAAAATAATTCAATGATTGATTTATTTGTAAGCTGTTGTAACTCAGGTACAGGATTAGCCATTTATGGTTCAAATACCTCTCTAAATGTTGTTGTAATAACGGCTCTATTGTTATAAGGAATTTGTTTAGACCAAGAATCACAAACAAACTTGCCTTCACCAGAAAGAGTAATTGAAACATCACCAGAATCAGTTGCACTATTACTGGTAGTTACTGTAAATACATTATCGTTAGTAACAGATGCAACAGAGAAAGAACCATCAGTAGGAGATCCGCTTGCAGTTGATGTGTAATCAATAGTCAAAACATCACCTATTGCAACTCCATGATTATTAATCGTTATTGTTGCTGTTGTAGTTGATTGACTATAAATACCTGTTTTTGTAAAACCTTCGGCTGGTGGAGTAAAAGTAAAACTTGCTTGATCGTTTACCCTACTTCTTAAAAATGCCTCTATAACATCTGACTGCTCTTCAGAGACTACAAAAGTCAAATCATATACTTTTGGATCTTGAGAAAACGGAAGACCATATAAAGCTCTAAATTCATAGCCATCCCCAAGTCTTGAAACTTTTACTTTTGGTGTGCTTTGTTTTCTCATCCCATAAGTGGGCTGTATTGATGGAAAAGTTGCCATTATCTATTTAATAACCCCCCTGCTCTTTGTTCTTGAACTATTGTTGTTTGTACCACAGAAGCTATTAGTTGTCCAAGTGCTTGTCCTTCTGTTTGGCTACCTGAGACAGAAGAGCCAGATGCATCAACGGAAACATTAACAATATTAGTTGTACCTCCAATATCTTTATTAGGTATTACATTCCCACCTCTTGAACCCATTTGTAATATTTCTGGGCCTTTCTCACCAACTAGAAATGCACCACCAGCAGAAACAGGGCCGCCATTTGCTCTTTTGCCAAACAATCCACCTAAAAATCCAGTAAAACCTTTACCACCACTTAATAATCCACCTATGTTACTAATTGCTTTATTTAATGCAATGTCTAAAAGTTTATTTTTAACATTATTTAAAACACCACCAATAGCTTGTCCAAAAGTTTTACTTCCATTAATTGCCTCTCTCAAACCACTTACTAAATCGTTTCTTACAGATTCACCTATTTTTTTAAAAGTTTCTTCTAATTTTGTAGCCTCCTCTTGTGCTTTTTTTTCAGCTTCAGTAATTTGATCAACACCAGTTTTTATTTTTCCATTGGTGGCTACTATTTTATTTTTTGCTTCAACTTGTTTATTATTTTCATCTGTTATAGTTTTTTCTACTCCTGAGAAATCAACAACCGCATCTTTTAATTCATTAGCTTTTTCCAACAACCCCTCAAATGGATTTGTAAATTCTGGAAGTTTAATATCAAGATCTAATGAAGGCAATTCTAAACCACCTAATAATTTTTTTATTGGATCTGGAATAAAATCTATAAGTTGTTGAATTTTCTCTCTAATAAAAGTAACCACATTATCTACTACACCACTTATTGCAGTTTGAATACCTTTTGCAGTATTAGCTATTACCACAACTATCTTTCCAATAACACCTCCAACAACTCTTGCAAAAAATATAGCTTGTTCTGAAGCGTCTGAAACTGCTTCTTTAATACCTATCCACCCTTGCTCAAGATTAAACAAAGTTTCCTGTGCATCAACTCCTATTGCATCACCTATAGCTTTTCC